TGATATTTCGTTTTATGTGGACAGTTTGCAAAAAGGTTTATCCTGTGTTGAAGGAAAAACAGAAAGAGGCCCGGTTAATAAAGCAATCTATATTTCTTCTTGGCCGAAGTTTGTTGAGAATTTCGGCGGATTGCTTACAGATAGCGATTTCCCGCTGTTGTGTCAGCGTGCTTTAGCAAGAGGCGCCTGCCTATGGGTTGGCCGTGTAGTACATCACAGTGATGTGACAGATCCGTCTAGCATTACTGCAAAATACTCTGAGGTAAAAGCCGGAGATGTTCTTTTTAGAGCACCGTCTCCAGGTGCTTGGGGCGATAGTATGAAGGTTGTTGTTTCTGTTAATGATGATAACAGCGATAATTTTGATATTGTCGTATACGAAGATGATAAATCTGTAACAAGCTTTGAAAATTACACTAAAGATCAGGTTTTAACGATTAAATCTGATTACTTGACAGTGGAAGCTATCGAAGCCGAAGAAGAAGCAATTTTTTCAACTGGAACTTATATTTTGACTGGTGGCAGTGATGGTGACGCTCTTACTGATTCTGACTATATCGGCGACGAAGCAGCTGGAACAGGCTTTCATATGTTCGATGAAATTGACGATGCATCTTTGCAGGTATCTGCTGCTGATACTACGTCTTATGCAGTAGCCATTGCTGGTCATGCATATTGTGAAAATCGGGGAGATTTGATGTATGTATCTGCGTGCCCCAAAGGTATCAAACCTCAGCAGGCTGTTAATTATCGTAAAGGTAAGGGCGTTGACGGAACTGGAAGCAATGCTGCATTCAGCACAAGCTATGGTGCTTTGTATTATCCGCATATAAAAGTTCTGGACATCTTAACGGATGATACAAGACTGATCAATCCAACAGGCGATGTGCTCGGCGCATATGCATATAACGATAATACTGGTGCGGAATGGTTTGCCCCTGCAGGTATTACACGTGGCAAGATCAATAATTGCCTGGGTGTTGAATATAACTGCGGTGCTACGGCTAGAGAGGGCGAAGGTAGTCTGCTCGTCAATAATCAGATCAATCCGATAGTTTCTTTCGATGATAGCGGTGTTGTATTATGGGGAAATGAAACTCTGCAGCAGGATGCATCTGCATTACGTGAAATCCATATCCGCCGACTTTTGTTGGTAATGAAAAAAGGTCTACGTAAATCTTGCCGCATTAATCTGTTTGAGCCTAACGATCCGCAACTGTGGCGCAGCACTTACAGAATGTTGAATCCGTACCTAAACGAATTGAAAGATAAACGTGCATTTTATGATTATAGGTTGAATTGTGATCAGGATGCACAAAGTGTTGATGAAGTGAAAATAAATACTGCTGAAGGTATTGATCGTGGCGAATTCTGTGTAAGAATTTGGATTAAACCGACACGGGCCGCAAAATGGATTATCGTGGATGTTACGATTATGAAAACTGGTACTGCTTTTGCTGATGTTGTTGGCGAAGTGGCGTAAGGAAGGTGAATTAATATGGCGGATAAACCAAGAACCACTGGCGTAACTCAGCGGTGGCAATATCGTGTACGCCTTGGGGCTATGGAGATAGCATATTTCCAAAAAGGAAATTTGCCGTCTAAAGAAATTGAAGAAAGTACATTCAAGCCAGCAGGTTTGATTTTTGATGAAAAGTATCCAGGCCGGATAAAATACAATGACATTACTCTTGAAAAAGGGCAGCGTATTGGTAGTGATCTTGAAGCTGACGAATGGTTTAATTCGGCGGCAGATGGGCCTAACAATGAACTTGGTTCGGCTTATACAAAACAGGTTGAGCTTGAGCGGCTTGATCGTCGTGGAAATGTTATTGACAGGTTTATTTTGCATGAAGCCTGGTGTAAGAAGATTGAATATGACGACTTTGGTGATGGCTCGTCTGATGCAAATATGGAGAAACTTACTATTTGCTATACATATTACGAAAGAGTTTAATTTCAAAAGGCGGTTTAAGGTGAATTAATAACCTTAAATCCGCCTTTGTTTTTAGGAGGAATAAATATGGAGTTAGTACTGCCGGTATCTGGTATCAGTGTTGAGTTAAGCCCGATGAAATATAAAGACGAAAAAATTTTTACAGATGAAAAACTGGTTAAACAGGGTAAGAACTATGATTATGTCATTATGTCTTGTGCAAAGTTTAATGGAGAATCTCCGAGTGAGCGAGAAGTTTTAAATTTGCACTCTGGCGATCGTAATTATATTTTAGTACATTTGAGGATTTTATCTTATGGCGACGAGTTTGAATTTGAGGTAAAATGCCCTCACTGTGGCAAAAAGAATAATTACATAGTGAATTTGTCAGAACTGCTTGAAAATGGCGGTATTCAAATTATTCCCAAAGGTGAAAGCGATACTATTGATGTTTCATTAGTTGATGGTGGAATTGCTACTATTGGTGTTCCAAACGGGCACCGTGAACGTAGATTGATAAATAAAGCTGTCGATAAGGGGAAAGTTGGTAAAACTGATATGACGGTAGTTTTGATTGATCAGATCAACGGTAAAGATGTTACTGCGTCAGCTTTAGAAAACCTTACTGCCAAAGATTTACTGAATATAAGAAAACGGTCTAATGAATTGATTTGGGGATTAAAACCAATTATAAAACTGCCTTGTGATAGATGTGACGAAACTTTTGAGCATATTATTACTTCTGATCAAAATTTTTTCAACCAGTAAGTGACCTATATGGTGACCTTTGTGATCCTGACGAAGAAATATTTTTACTTTGTTATAAGGCTATGTCATGGTCATTTACTGATGTTGCAGAGATGCCCCGCTTACTCAGAAGAAAATTTGTTGATCGTTTATTAAAACAGTATGAAGCCGAAGAAAAGGCTTTGGAAAGTAGGTGATACTGTGGAGGCGATGGAATCCGCTATGGGCTTGGGGTTCGTCTTAGAATTCAAGGATATGGCCAGTAGTGGAATTGAAAAAGCAAAAGTCAAAATTGATGAATTGAAGCAACATACTGCTGACCTTACATCTGTATTTGATAAGAACTTAACACGTATAAAAAATGGCGCCGCTCAAATGGCTGTTGGTTTTACTATCATGGGATCTATGCTAATTCCAACGATGAATGCTGCTCTGGGGCAGTATAAGATGGCCGAAGTTAGTACTTTGCTTGCTAAAAATCAAATGGGGCTGGTGAGTCAGTTAAGCGATACAGCAAATGCTGCAGCTATGAAGTTCGGGAAAAAGACTGATGAAATGGCGAGTGCAGAATATAATTTAATTTCTGCCGGCATTGATGCGGCAAAAGTAAATTACGCTATAGATGCTTCTGCAAAATTGGCTATCGGCGGTATAACGGATATGGGAACTGCCTCAAATGGATTAACCTCTGTTCTTAACGCATATAACCTTGCAGCTGAACAATCTGAAGAAGTTACAGACGCTATGTTTGTGGCAATGAAGCGTGGTAAAACTACAATCGGAGAATTATCTGGTGTAATTGGCAGAGTTGCGCCGTTGGCTTCCAATGTAGGCGTATCAATAAATGAGATGTTTGGTTCCATTGCAACGGCGACATTGTCCGGACAGAAAACTGAGGAAGCTGCAACTGGTTTGAAAGCCGCATTGTCAAATATTATGAAACCAACTTCTGAGGGAGCGAAATTAGCTGACAGTTTGGGCTTGGCATTTGATGCAGAAGCATTGAAAGCAAAAGGCTTAAGAGGCGTACTTGATGATGTTTATGCATCAACAAAAGGCGATGTCGGTATGATGACACAGCTGTTCGGATCTGTTGAAGCGTTAAACTTTGTCTTTGCAATTATGAAAAATAATGGCGATACCTTTACCTCTGTCATGAACGACATGAATAGAAAAGGTGGATCTACTGAGGAAGCCTACAGGAAAATGGCTGATACAGTCATTATGCAAGGACGTAGGATCGGTGCTTCTTTCGCTGTTGGCATGAAGCGTTTTGGAACAATATTTTTGCCTGTATTAAGTTTAATTCTTCGCCCTTTAGAATTAATTATGAAAGGCTTTGCTAGCCTTCCTAAACCTATTCTGGGCGTAATAGGGGCAGGATTAGGGTTTGCTTCTTTGTTTTTTATAATGCGTGGTGCAATGATGGCTAGTTATGGAGCATCAAAATTGCTTTCTGCTGGGATTGGTGGTCAATTTGTTGCAAGTTTAAAGAAAGGTACGTTAGGACTTTTAAACTTTAACAGCGGTTTTGCTAAAACATCACTTAGAATGTTTGGGCACATGGCTGTACTTTATGCGCTTTACAAAGCATATGATTATAATTTTCTTGGTATCAAAACAGCGGTTTCGAGGTTGTCTGCAGCGTGGGATATTGCCAGCAATGCTGCTGACGATGGTACTGTGAAAATTAAAAAGTCACTGATTAAGGATTTAGGGTTCAGTAATGTAGAGTATGGCGCCGATGTATTAGAAAGGTTAGGGGCTATATTTTTTAGAGTACAACAATTTGCGAAAAGTTTTGGCCAAGGTGTTGGAAATGAATTTGCATGGCTTGGTAAACAACTGGATAAGTTAAAGCAAGATGGAGGGCCAATTGCTGATTTGCTTAGCGGGTTACTCAATATTGACCGCAGTAAATTAAGCGATTGGAAAGAGATTGGCTTTATGTTTGGTAAGTTGGCCACTTATATTGTACCTTTTCTAATGCTGCAATTAGCATTTTCCGCAATTAGTACTGTTGTAGGTGGTATTATTGCGCCGTTTTCTGCGTTATTTGGTGTACTTGGTTCTTTATATGGGATTATAATGGCAAATCCTATTGCATTGATCATTGCCGGTATTGCGATTGCTGCCTGGTTAATTTATGAAAACTGGGATGCTGTATGTGCGTATTGTACCGATTTATGGAACAGTTTTAGTTTATTTATGACAAGTACCTGGGATGGTATCGTTTCGTATGGTAATGAGCTTTGGACCGGGTTTTGTACATTCCTGCAAGATATGTGGAATGGAGTAGTAAACTTTTTTAGTGCTTATGGGCAAATATTATTCGGGACTATGTTATGGCCATTTAGTATGATCGTTGCATTTTTCACAAGTTTTCGGACTACTTTCTTTACTTCTGGCGCCAGTCTTTGGGACGCATTTTGCGCCGGTATAAAAAGTGCTGTTAATGGACCTATCGATGCAGTACGTGAAGGACTTGCCCGGATACGGAGAATGCTACCGTTTTCGGATGCGAAGGAAGGTCCGCTATCTACGTTAACTCTTTCAGGCAGTAGGTTAATGACTACGCTGGCAACTGGTGTTAATGCTGGAAGTCCAGCTTTGCATAGTGCGGTAGAAAAAGGGTTTTCGTCGATACTTCCGCAGAAAGCAAAGGTTGACGTATTGCCTGCTTATATGGCTACTAAGTTCCCGGTTATGCCTAAGCATTTTGCAAAAGTTGTAAAAGAAAATGATGATAATGAGCCTGTAGGCGGCAGACCTGATTTTATTAGGAATATCACTAATCGTTTTGTATCTGAAAAGAAAACAGTTGTTGATCATATGCTGCCGGCAGAAAAACAACAGGAAAAACCGTTTATTGTTGAAAGCATAGTATATCTTGATGGCGAACAAATTTATCGTGCGGTAAAAAGAGTAGATAAATTTGAGCGATTTAAGGATGGTGATGATCGTGCAGTTTAACGATATAATGCGGTCTTTTAATGCTCTTGCTGGTTCTGCTCCAAAGCCTGTAACTGGGTGTTTGGTTGATGTGGAAAATGGATCAAGATTAGAGTTTTGCTTTAATCCAGGAGAAATTGATGATGATATTCCGGTAAATTATGCTTTTATTAATATACCGGGGCAAGGGCATAGTGTTGCTCAATGGAGTAGTAATAGTAGCAGAAAACTGGCGTATTCTTTAGATTTCTACCGGAAGAATTCTGATGATAATTATGTCCGTAGAAAAATACAATGGTTGGAAAGAGTAAAGACACCGACATATGATGCAGAAGGTTATTTATCGGCAGCTCCGCATAGGGTATTATTTCTTTTTGGAAA